GGGTTCTGATTAATTGCAACAGCATCACACAGACGGCCACAGAGAGTATAGCCAACATCGCCCAGGTGATGATTACTGAGCCAGGGATTACCGACAACCTGACAGGGGACATCACCAGGGCGGCTACCCTGCTGATTGACGGCATCCCGACCGAGGGCGAGACGGACTACGGTTTGATGATCGACGGGGCTGCAGCCGATGGGTTCTACATTGGACTTGCAAGCTCCGATGTAGCCACCGGGCTATCCTCCGCTGGGCCAGGGCCGACCGTAGCCACAGACGACTTTTTTACCGTCTCAAAGATGAGCGCGACCCAGGGCGGGGTGCTCATGCAGGCGATGTCGGAGGGAGACGGTGGAAGCAACCAGACGTTTTTCCTGGATGCCATCGGCGGTACGGCGATAACCACCGACGTAGTAGGTTCTGCGGGACAAGTCAATATCTCTGTCGGCGAGCACGACCAGGCCAACGGCCTGGTGGATATGGCCGCGGCGGCGAATATCCTGAGCGTCGGAGAGATCCAACACACCGACGGGGCGCGTCTATGTAGGCTTTTGTTGAAGGCCAACGGCGTGCTGCACCTCACAAATGCCACGCCGGTCGCATTGGATGCAGAGGACGATGTGCAACTCGTCCGGGCCATGCAGTTGGAAGGCTCGGACGGCACCGGCATCATCGAGAGCGAGTATGACAACCCGTTCTATTCACACGAACGGCTCTTGGCCCTTGGCCTAGCTGGTGAGAAAAACGAGGAGGGGGTGTTCCTGTTTCCCCTTCAGCGACGGCTCCATGCCCATGAGGGCGCGATGTGGCAGACGTATATCCGAGTACGAGAGCTGGAGTCCAAGCTAGCCCTGGCCGAACAGAAGCTCGCCGCGATAGGAGCATAATGGCAGAGATAACCAGTCCGTTGAGCACGGCGATGAAGACCCGCGCCAAGGCTGCTGTGGATGCGATTGACGCCGGAACCCCTAGCTATACCTCGCGGACACCCCGTCAGTTGCGTGCGCTCATTCTGTCCCAGGCGCGAACCCCGTCAGTACGTACCGCGATGATCGCCGAGGGATGGTTCACGGCTGCGAGCAGTTCGGCGTTCGTCAGCGCGTCCAACGCGACGGTCGATGTGTCCTAGTGTTGAATATTTAACACCCAGGAGGAGCCATGGCCGAGCAACTACTCGCGGAGATCGACCTGGACGGCATCCCACCGGATGTGATCGACGCGGCTGATCTCACCGTCCCCAGCGCGTGGATGGACGCGGCGATGGCGGTCGACCTGGTAGCCTATCTCCGGCAGTTCCACACGCTTGACGTCCAGAGCAGGGCCGCTCGGCATATGGAGGACCACGCCAAAGCCGAGGAGTTGGCGAAGCAGAAGCTCTACCTCCGGACGATCATCGGCTACATCCAGTGGCAGCACCCAGGCGCGAAAGCCGCCGCTGATGCGCTCATGACCAAGCAGACCAAGCGAGACTGATGTGCCGTTCCCGTATGATTTCCCGTTTTACTTCCACGGCACCGGCACCGGCGCGAGAGGTGCCTATGTCGTGTTCCGCGGCCCCATGCGGGTGCTGGTATATGAATCATACTCAGACCTCACACTCCTCGACGAACTCACCGAGCGGATCACCAGCATGGCCTACACGACCGCGCTGCACGGAGGCTTCAAGTCCTGCACCATCCGGGCCAGCATCACGCTGGCCGAGGGGTTGCTCTACCTCCGGAGGGGCAACCTCCCAGGGAGGCACTTCAAGCACCTCCAGGTCTTGGAGGGCCACCAGACCCGGTGGGAGGGGAGGATCATGCCCATCGAACTGGCATGGTCGCGGGACCAGGTGGAGCTATCGTTGACCGCTCTGGGCTATTGGTCCTCATGCCGTGACCAGCGCGTGGCGGTCGTGGATTATTCAGGAGGCTCCAATACGGTCGACTCCATCATCAAAGCGATGTTGACCGCGGAATGCCCGGACATCTCATCAGACCAGAGCAACATCGACGCAGCCGCTGGGGCCGTCAACCTCACGCTCGCGGTCGATACCTACGCCCAGGACCACATCATCCAGGCTCTGGCCCCACTCGGCGACAGCGACGACGCCACCTACGACTTCGCGATCTGGGAGGACCGTGTCCCCTATTATGCGGCCCGTAACGTCACGGCGGTGGACTGGGAAATCCCGCTGTACTCCATCGACCAGGGCCGGATCACCCAAGATCCCGCGCACCTCCGCAACGCAGCCGACTCATACGACGGCACCACGAGGACCGCAGCTGCCAGCGACACCGACTCCCAGGCCCGGTATCCTGTACGCGATGCGGTGGTGGATGTCCCGACCGGCACCACGGCGGCGAGGGCGTTGGATGCACGGGACCGGTACGTGAGCGAGCACAAGGACCCGCAGCAGGAGTCGACGTTCTCGATCTCCGGCCCGGTCTATCGCCGCCAGCAATTCGGCCCAGAGCCGGGAGGCCGATCCGCTATCAGGGCTGGGGATGTCGTCAGGATCACTGGGCTGACTCCGATAGCCGACACCGCGAGCTTGGACAACCTCAGGACGTTCTTCGTCGTCGATACCTCGTATGACGCGTTGTCCGATGTGGTGCGGATCACTCCGGACCGGCCAGCCAGCACCCTCTCGGTCTTCCTGGCGCGTCAAGGGGTGGAGGTGACGCGATGAGCTGGATGGGCAAGGTACGCCCGCAAATCTTCTTGGCCCTGTTGTGCGGCACGGTCTTTGGGATCGTCGGTATGTGGATCGGCTGGCAGATGGGGGCGACCGAGGTCGTGACTGCTATAGTCGGTTCGGTCTTCGGCTTCCTCGGCGGCGTATCACTCAAGGTGTTGGAGGCAGAGTGAGTAGGCTCAGGCGGCTGCACCCCTTCAAGCTGTCCTACCTGTTCCGCGCCCTCATAGCCTTGGCTGTCGCGTGCGGGGCCGTGCTGGTCACGACCGGGACGCTGGCCGTCGTAGCCTCGCTCTTCGGCATCAGCCCGTTCAGCTTCGTGGCCCAGCTCCAGATCCCATACGTCGGCGTGTATGTGGCCCCGTACACCGCGATGATCGACGGGCCGCTCACCCAGTACGCCGTGGCCCAGGTCCTCGGCAGCGGCCTCCTGGGCCTCGCCGGTGCAGGGGTGGCGATGGCACTCGGCCTCTGGCTGCTACGTCGGCTGGTCATGTCCTTATGTCGTGGGATTATGGCGGCGGCTGTAGCCGTGTTCCGGTCACCGGTCAAGACGTACCGAGGCATCGTCAGGGCGCGGACCTGGCTCCTCGCCAAAGTGGAATACCTCCAGGGAGAGAGCGCAAAGTGGAAGACCACCTTCACCATAATCAAAGCTCCGTATACGCTGCTCCGGGCATTCGGCCTGTCACCGCAGATGGCTACGACGCTTCTCTTTGCGGGTTCTGCTGTCGGTACTGGCGTCGTCGTCAACGAGACAATACTGGAGGGCAGGTCCTTTAGCCGTGGCGATCCTGGCACGTACATGGCCCCTGGAGATCAGCCCGTCAGTTTCGTCGCTGATCCAAAAAAAGACGGATATAACACCTTGCGCCTGGACCTCGGCACGACTGCCGTGAAATCTATACTGATAGACTCGGCGTCGATTGGCACCGCGTTCACCAATTCCACGCTCCCATCTGGGCAGACGACGGCCATCTCCATCGGCGGGGATGGATCACTCTCCACTCCCACTTGGCTGATCGTGGGCGAAATGACGTTTAGCAAGAATCGCTGTGAGACGCTGACGCTCAGTCATATCTCCGTACATGAGCTGAACGTGACCTCGAACCTATCAGACGGGCAGAGTTTAAGCCCCGTCGCAGGGACCATAAGGAACCGCGCCGTGCTGGGGGGCCATGGTATGGCACAGGATATGGCCGTGACTGGAGGGCTTTATGATCGTATCCTCATACAAGCCAACACCACGGCGGTCAACGGTCAGATCGACCAGCTCACCCTGAATAACGTGTACTCCCGCGGGGGAGACTGCCTCCTCACCCGAATCAAGGCAGGCACCCTCACCCTGGACCGTAACGTCATCGGCGGCGACTCAGACCTGGCGACCAAGGCTTTCACGATCGCCACGAGTGTCAGTGCCTCGGTGATCAATCTGACTGACAACGTGGAAGAGGTCATGGCGGTGCCAAGCGTCCAGACGATGGATAGTTAGGAATCGGAATGGGAGGACGAGATGAATTGGTTGCTGCGTTTTCTACCAGAGGACAAGAGGCAGATGGTGGTGCTAGCCCAGAGGATCCTCTCCAGCCTCGACACTGCGGAGGAGCGCAAGGCTGCGGTCATGTATGGTGCCGAAATGTTGCGAGACGGGAAGGTGTCAGTGGGAGAGTGGGCGAAGTTCGGCTCGGTTCTAGGGGTTCTTAAGGGGCCGCACTAGGCCTTGCCGCCCCATTGACTCTCAGATGTCAAGCACGCCTCCATCGGCGCAGTCTCAGGCATACGTTCCGGTGATACCACCGGTGCAGTGGCCCAGGGGTGACCCGGCGCAGCCAGTCCTTCATCGTGTGCCGTCGCAGTAGCCCACCCACGTATGGTCGGACCTCAGTATCCGCACGATCTCATCTAGGTCCGACGGCCTCCACAGGTAGCACTCCACCCCGGGGCATTCCTGTAGGGCTGAGAGCCACTCGTGCTGGGCAGCCGTGGGTTGGCCCGTGTCGGTCTTTAGCTCGGCGAGAATCAGCCGGGGTGGCCGGACCATAGCCACGTCGGGCCACCCATGTGCCGAGCGGATCGAGAGATATGGGTGGTAGAACAGCCAGCCCAGGGTCTCAGACAGGTATTTGAGTTGGGCCGTGAACTGCTTCTCGGTGATGGCGAGTACATCTCTCATCGGTCCCCCTTAGTCCCCCACTGAATCATCGGGCTGTCGGATCTATCCAAGGAGAGATGTTTCTTGACCTTTCTACGAGCCCGACTCTCTATCTGTCGGATGCGCTCACGGGTGACACCGAAATCATGGCCCAGCTGGTCGAGTGTCTTGTGGGGGCGACCTTGCAACCCGCACCGACTAGCCAGCACCTCCCGTTCCCTGTCCGTTAGGAGGCTCAGACCTTCATCCAGTATTGCCTCGGCATTCTTCGGAGCGAGGATCCCTGTGGCCCGGAACCAGTACCGCACCCGCGCATCCCCTAGATTCAGTGGGGGCCCCTGATTTACAGCCATGCACGATGCCGCTGGCCAGAGGTGAACCCCGCACTCGCACTCGACGACGTAGGACAGACGCTGAGAGTTGGGGTGCTTGTGTACCTGAGTGCCAGCGATCCTCCCTCTATGCCTGAAGTGCCGGGTATAAAGGGGGGATGTGATGGTGATGTCGTCGCCGTAGAAGAACTTCCTATAACTCATGATGCCTCCCTACATGATACGCAGCGGACTACTCCGCCTGCGCCTATGGGTATACAGCCTTCCTCACCTCTCACGCAGCCTGTATCCTCAGGCCACAACGCCCTGTAAGCCGATTCTAGGCGGTCCCAGAGGTCGAGTTGGTCTATGACCCATTTGTTGGCTTTTGCTAGGGCTTCCTGAGCAGCTGAGAGCGTCTGTCTTGTCCGCTCGCGGTCTGATGTGATGGCGACGACGTCATCCTTGCGGCGGCGGATGATCTCGATAGCCAGATCGACACGTACCGCATCGTCAGCGGCTGGCTCCTTTGGGCGGACTATGTTCACATGCTCACCGTTGGGTACGAGCTGGAGCCCGTGGTTGCGGGCTATCTCTATGCCCTCCAGTCCGCTCTGGTATTGGCTAAGGCCTGGGTCTAAAGTCATAACCATTCCTGGGGTCTCTCCTCTTCTTCTTTCAGCATGGCTCCGGCCACGGCGATCTTCTCCTGCTCCGCCAAGCGGTTGGCATACCGTGATGGTTCGCGGTTGGCTGGGTCGTCGATCCGCACGAACTTCTCTCGGTGTGTGCTCAGTTGGTTAC